TGAGGTAAAGGATTTTCTCGGGACTGGCCACGTGCACGAATCGTGATGTCGCGTGTCCTTTACGTCCTTTATTTCCTTAAGTTCCTTAACGTCATTTACCTCTTCAAAATGGTGTATAGCCGCTGCGAGCGGAAAACGGGCGGCGGCGCCGGGCGGATTGCTGCTCGCGGCGCACGGCGGCGCTGACCAGATCCTCGAGTGCGTCGGCGGCGGCTTCGTCCCACTTTTCCGCGAGCGGGCTTCCGCGCGCCCATCCCGCAAGCGCTGCGGTTGCGTAGGCGATGGCTTCTTGCGAATTGCGCACCAGCACGGGCGAGGTCGCATCCGTAAAATCCGGATAGGCTTTTAAATATCGCAGGCGAATTTGCGTGTCTTGCGTGGCGCCGAGGAAATAGATTCCATCGGCGCGCCATTCCCAAACGCTGAGCGTCACGTCCTGGACGCGCGAAGGCAAGCCGCCGTGCTGCGAGAGGTCCACCATTTCCAGGAAATCGTCGGTCGAGCCGTTGGGCCGTTCCCAGATTTTCACGGGCACGAGCAGGTCGGTCGGGAGCTGGTTTGGCGGTGCGGTTGCATCGGTGATGGAGACTTGCAGCGAGGTGTCTGTCTGCGCCACCGCGGGAACCACCAACAGCACATCATCCTGGATGAACCCGCCGCCGCCGGCGTTTCCGATGGCGCGCTGCAGTTTACGATACGCGGAATTCGCGTAGGGCAGCAGCACCGTATCGGTGAACAAATTCCCCTGCGAGTCATTCAGCAGCGAGCGCACCAGCGATGTGATTTGTCCTGCGGTGTTGTACGCGCTTGATCCGACAACTGGCATAGATTGTCCCGGTAGGACAGGCATTCTTGCCTGTCCTTTTGGAATTTGCTCGAATCACGACACAGACAGACAGGAATGTCTGTCCTACTCAGTCCTGCGGCAGCGGAGACTTTTGCAGATACGCGGCGACACCGATGACCGCGTTGATCAGCGCAGCGGCAGCCCCGATGCGAAACGTTGCGCCCATCCCTGTTTGCAAATTGAAATGCTGCGGATCGATCCCCACAGCGGCAAGCCCGGTGAGCACGCCGCCGGCCGCGCCGCTGATTGCCGCAGCAAGAATTCCTTTGAGCCATATCCGAAATCGCGTCATTATTTAACCCGGTATAGCTAACGGCTGGCTGTGGGACGCAGGAACGGCGTATACTCTCGGCGTCGTGCGCGCCCATCCAAAGACGATTCTCATACCTGGCGTTTTGTTCGCAATTGGGGGCATCGCTGGCTTCGTTGATGGTTTTTCATCGAGGTTGCCTATCAGCCGATACGTCATTTCTTGCGCTTGCCTTCTATTGAGCGCTGCGATCTTTCGGATTGCTTTTAAAGGGCAGGCTCAAACGCCAAAACGCGACCCGAACTAAGCTACCGTGACAAAGGGCTGTTTGTGGAACGCGGGGACGGCGTCGTCGAGCAAGTCGTAGGCCCAATGCTCATAGGAGCGATCCTCGCGCGCTTCCCTTTCGTAGAGTTGTGAGCGCGACTTCGCGCGCGGATAACGGCGCGAACATTCGATGGCGCGGGCCACGTGTTCCGCAATTGTTGGCGTTAGCTGGATGAATTCTCCGCGCGGGCCTTCGAGCGTGAAGCAATGCTCGTACTCTCCGCGCGACGGGTACGGCCCCAACGCTGGAATGCTGACGCCGTTCTCCCGCTCGATCGTCTGCGCGTACCAGGCGCGCGGTGAACCGTAAAGTTCCGGCGCGAACCAGCGCTCGAAATGCCAGCGGTTGACGGCGGGATACTTGGGCTCCTGGCGCAGCTCGACGACTTCGCGGAGCAGCGAACCTGTGGCGGGATCGCGCTCCTCGAATTTTCCGCCGATCCACGCGAGCCGGTTCCATCCCCACACGGCGCGGTAGTTCGCTTCGCCGAAGGGGTTGCGGCCGCCGGCTCGTTCGAGACGATGCGCGACGCTTTCCGGAGTCTCGTGCGTCTCGCGTAGCACTCGGATCATTTCGCGCGCGGCGAGAATTCCACCGTCTTCACGACGAACTTTTGGTCGCCGCAGTCCAAAAGAAGGTCGGTGACCTTGGCGATCTGGTTTTCGACGAGGGCGTCGTGCTCGCGCATGGAGGACGCGCACTGTAACACCGTCCCCGGCTTAAGTTCCCGGGGGCCGGAATCAAGCTGCACGCCGATATCCGGAGCAATCATCGGACGAAGAATAGCAATGTCCTTCTGCGGGTCCACGCGCACGAAAACAAACACCAACGGATCGCTCTTGCCGCGGGCGGAGATTCCGCCACACAGTAGGAGGGCGAGTCCGGTGATGAAGGATTTACGCATCTGCGTTTGACTAGGGAATCGATTGGCTGAGACCTCGGTTGTAGTGGCGCAGCATGCTGCGCCACTACAAAGAGGGCTGTGACAGTTTTTAGTAGCCGCTGGGCCGCGCCAAGGTATCAATGAATGCGCCGGTACGCGGCGAGTCATCCCACACTTGAAACGCGGTGTCGAAGTAGAAGATGTAGCTGGCCGCGATACCGCCGCTCGCGCCGTAGATCGGGAACACCGTGTTGCCATTGACTTCGTAGAAGTCGATGTCTTTCAACACGGCGCGGCCCCAGTGCGAGAGGTCCAGGAAATCCACGCGCGTTTGGTCGGCGTTGACGCTGGACTTGATCGGCACGCCGCTCATGGTCTTGCGGCCACTGAAGAGCAGGTCGAGATCATTCCCGGTGCCACCGCCGCCTTCCTTGATAATCTGCGACACGGTGATGCCCAGATTTTCCCAGGCGTGCTCTTGCTCCACGGCCATATAGGCGATGAGTTTGCCGACGTGGCTGATGCCCAGGGCTTTGCGGACTTTGTTGATGGCCAGGCGCACATTGGACGGTGTGAGCGCGGCGTTGCCGGCGTTGACGCGCGGAGTCTGCAACTGGATTGGATAGGTTGCGCGATTCAGGTTGAGCCACGTGCCGGTGGTCGCGTTGTTCTGGTGATATTTGATGCCGAAGAGCGACACGGGCTGCGAGCCGGTGAGGCCGTCGTGCACGATCACGTCAGTGGCCACCGTGCCGGTGGGCACGTTGTCCACGACGATTTGCTGCGTGGTGATGGGATCGGCCGAGAGCACCGTCGTCGTCACGCTTGCGGCGACGTTGCGGTTGGTCGTCAGCGTGGTGTCGTAAATCTGGATGGTCTGGCCGGGATAAACCAGGGCCGCGCCGCTCGGCACGGTCATGGTGAACGTGGAACCGGCGACGGAGTTAATCGTCCCAAGCACGCCGTTCCCCGCCGTCTGCATCAGCTTGTCGAGAAACGCGCGGAACTGTTTCATGCCGTTGGCGACTTCGCGCTTGGCGGCGTTTTCGATGGCGCGTTCGCGACCGGTGGTCGCGTACTCCACCAGCTTCGTGATTTCAATCGCGAAGCGGAAGAAAATCGGCGAAACCTGCGCGACGTCATAGGCCGTGCCGGAGCCGCGCCCGAGGTCGCCGCCGTCGGCATTGTACGAGCCGGCTTTGCCGCCGGGGTTGACCTGCAAAGGCAGGCGCATGTTGCGGCTGGAAACCTTCTCCACATCGCCGCGCTGCTGGATCATGGTGAGTAAAATGTCGTCACGCTCATAGAGCAGGGGCACTTTGTCGCGCACCTTCTCGAGCTGCAACGCGACGACGTTCGCGTTCGCTTGTGCTGGCATCTTTTGTTCTCCTTATAAGTGCTGCGTTCCACGATGCCGCAGCTTCGCGGCGAGGAATCGCGCGGGCGTCTCTTGAGAAGGCGCCGAAAATCAGTATTTGGTTTTCAGTTCTTAGTTCTTAGTAAGAACGAAGAAAAAACGCGCAGGCGTGTCTTTGAACTCTAGTCTTGAGACTGATTGCGCTATTTCAATTTGCGCATCGTGGTCCGCACTCACAGCTTAAAGCTTTGAACTCGGAACTCAGAACCTAGAGCTTTATAGATCGAGGATCTGTTCGTCGCTCAGCTTGCGGTAGTCTACGCGCCCGGATTGTGTCCGGGAGCCGTCCGTGCGAGTGGAGCGCGACGCTGTTGCGGGTTTGTTCGTGGCAAGATCGCGCGGAGGCTCGGCCGAGGCCGGTGTGAATTCCCTTGTCGATGATGCCGCTTCCGCCCTTGCAGATTGTCCGCGGTGCGCGGCTAATGTCGTTTGCGTCCAATCGTTCAAAACGCGTTTCGCGGCGACTGGCACGAGCTGCTGTGCGCGCTCGCCGATCAAGCGCACTACTTGTGCGCGCGTCTCGTTGTCCAGGCGTTTTGAAGAAAGAATTTGTGCGACCTGCTCGCCAAGTTGTCGGTCTCCCTTCAATGCTGCTTCCACGTCCTGGCGGATTGCGGCGCTCAATCTTGCTTGTAGTGGGGCAGCATGCTGGGTCCCTACACCTGATGCCTTGTTGTCTCGGCCCAAATTGGGCAAGGCATGCACCAGTGTTCTTTCGATGGACGCGCCCACGCTGCGATCGAGATCTTCGTTGGCGGCTTTTTCAAACGCAGCATACGCCGCCACATGCCCGTCAACTGCTGAGGCGTTGCCGGGTAGCGGCGAGATGTGTCGCGTAGCCGCGGTTGGCGCAGCCGGCGCATCCCTGTAGCTCACCCCTTCAGGGGTGAGGCTTTTCCGATCCGCCATTGCCGGCGTCTCAATCGAAGAAACACCCTCAGGTCTGAAGGCCTGAGCTACAGTGTTGCTGGTCGCTACAGTTTTGCCGCTGGGGCCATGTCCCGCTTCTTCGAGCGCTCGCAGGCCTGCGAAGACCATCTCGCGGAACGCGGCAGGATCTTCGCGCATCATCATCGCGGCGAGTTGCGCACGCGATGCGCTGGCTTGCTCGGGAGAGCTGCCCACTGTGCCAAAATACGCGCGATCGATGTCGTCTAGCGTGCGCGCTCGCTCCGCGGCGGTGCGCGCTTGATTGACGCCGCCGGGATACAATTCTTTCAGCGCGCGCGCATCTTCGGGAGTCGCAAACGCCGCGCGATAATCCGCCGCTTCCTTCCTCGCCTGCACGATGCCATTCCAGAGATCCTTTGCTTCTCCGCCCGTCCACGGATCCTTCATTTGCGCCGCAAGCCACGCGGGCGGCTCTTGTAGCACAGGCACTCTTGCCTGTGCGCTTTGCTGCGTGTTCTCAATTGAGCGTGGTGATGTTAAGACGCTGTTCGGATCTGTTTCAGATGCTGTACGGGCGGCGTCCCCGCGCCGGTCCGGAACAGCCAGGAGTGGCTGTTCTACTGGCGCCGCCTCTGCCGCTTCCGGCTCAATCTCCAAGATCTGCTCGTCAGTGAGCGCAAACAGCTCGTGCAGCGTGCTCTGGCCATTTGTGGGAGCCGCTGCGTTTTGCGAAACCTGTTGACCCGTTTGCATTAGGCCTTACCCTTCTGCGCCGGCTGCGATTGCTGCTGCGGCTGGGCTAACGCCGCTTGGCTCATCGCGCGAAGATGCGCTTCGGCGTGCGCGCGGACGTTGGCGAAGCCGGCCGGATTGGTCATGTGCGCGGCTTGCCCTGCTTCGGAATTCGCCCAGCGCTTGCACTCCTCGAACTCCACGGCGTGGTCGTCGAGCAGTTGATCCACGGGAACCGACGGCAGCACGAGAGCCGGCGCCTGGTGACTCGTGCCTGGTGATTCGTTCTCCGCGCCGGAGCCAGTCGCGGTTTCATCCGCAGCTTTTGTTCGTAGGGGCGCAGCATGCTGCGCCCCTAGAGGCGAGGCTGCAGAAGAGGAGTGCGATGCGACAGGTAACTGCACGACAATCGGGACGCTGGAGAGCAGCAACTGGATCTCGCGTAGTTGTTTGTTGCGCGAATCTTCGCCTGGGATCACCATCTCCGCGAGGCCCAGTACATTTTTGATATAGCCGAGATTCGCCGGCTCGGTCAGCGCGCGCTGAAGCACTGGATCGTTGATGCCGAATAATTGCTGCAGGACGCCGCGCTGCTGCGACTTCAACCGCGGAAACGTTTCGTCGGCTTCAGGATGCACGGCGATATTGCCCTTCAGGTCCACGGTGCGAATCGTGCGCGCGTCGAGCACGCCATCGGGCCCGAGCAGTGGCAGCTCAACGTCTTCCGGCCGATTCTTGCGGAAGCAATCCACGGCCAACAGCAGCACGTCCGCATAAAATTGTTTTGTGCGACGCCACACCAGGCCGAGGCGGCCCATGGCTTGGTCGCGTGCCAGCGCGTAGCCGGAAGCGGTTTTCACGTCCTCCATGTTCCCGCCGAAAATCGCGGGAAAAAGCCCGGTGAGGAATTGCGCGACGGGTCCGATCAAATCCTGCTGATGGCGAATCATGTCCGGAGGAACTTGCGCCGGCGCAGGCTGGAAGAAACCCGCCGCGAGCGGCTGCCCCGGGCGAGCACGCGCCGGAAAATGCGCCGCGGGCTCCGCGACCTGATTCGCGAGGGCATCGAAATCCAGCACTTGCGGATCGGCGTAAATCGGCGGAATGCCGTACTCGTACGTTTCCGCCTGCATGTTGGAGAGAACGTTGTAGCGCTCCTGCACCTGTACCAGCGAATCGCCGACGCTCGGACGGTTTTGCCCGTCGCCGGGAAGGGCGTGCAGCACGCGCCAGTGATCGTCCATGGACTCGTTGCGTGATTCGCAGTACACATCGCCGGCAAAACCGACGTAGCAGCCGTCGGGAAAGAGCGCCAGCAGTTCGCTGCGCACGGCTGTATCTTCGATTCCGTAGAAGGCCCAGGGCCGCAGCCAGGTGCGGTCGAAGGTGATCAAGTTCATCAGCGCGTCGCCGGGATGAATTGATGGCAGACCCTGTTCGACGCTCAGCCGCGAAACGCGCGCGTAGACGTCGTCCGGTCCTTGCGACGGCGCCGCTTCAATTTTGTTTGCGACGTGCGGATACGCGGCCTTCAATTTCGCGCGATGCACTTCCGCCTGCCATTGCAGATACGGATATTCGTGCATTTCGTTGGCCCACACGGGCGTGTTCAATTCCAGCCCGCCAGCGATGGAAATGACTTCCTGCCCGTTCGGAACGCGCCGCGAGCCCACAATGCGCGGCACTGTCACGCGCTCGGCCTTGCGCAGATTTTCTTCCCGGAGCTCAGCGCCGCACCCCTGGCAGTTGATTGCTTGTAGTGGCGCAGCATGCTGCGCCACTACAACTGCAGGTTCATTCGCATCCTCCGGTATTCCATCGTCCATTTTCGGTTGTGCAGTTTCCTTTCCGCATTCCGGGCAGACGTACGTATCCTCGCCAAGCGGAATCTCCAGAGCTGCGAGGACGGTTTCCTCATGGAAACCGAAACGCTGGCCGTCAGCGACATACCGCACGTACGCGCCTAGTTTCCCATCGGTCCAAAGGAAATAACCGATCGAAGTGAGCAATTGCTCGACGTGATTGTTCTGTTCGACGAGCTCGGCAACGTCGCTGGCGGCGCGCGCCGCGGCGATGTCCTGGAGCGATTGCGACGATTTCGGGTAGAACCTCACGCTGGGCACGTCTTGGGAAAGTACCGCGATGAACGACAGCCCGAATCCCTGATAGAAATTCGTGACGAACTGATAGCGCGGCATCTCCTCGAGCTCGCGGTCGTCGCTGGAGCGGTTCTCGTACGGCAAATGCCAATTCATATCGTTGGGATTCCACCAGGCATATTGCAAGCCTTGCCAGAACAGCCGCGCCTGGCGAATCCGCCGGATTTCGTGCCGTCGCGCCGCGATGCCTTCCTGGCGGTATTGCCGCACCAGCTCGCGCAGCGCGTGCACCAGCTCCGGCTTCACGTCTTCGAGGCGTTCGTTGTTCGGGCCGAAGTCATTCGCGACGTTTCCCGCTGCGTTGCTGCCCGGCCTATTGCTGTAGCTCACCCCTTCAGGGGTGGGGCCTTTCCCATCGGGTGTAACTTTGACCGAAGCATATTCCTCGGGCCCGAGTTCCCGAACGACCGCGCCCACAGTCAGATTTCCATCCGCCGGGGCAATCGAGCCCGGAGGCCCACTCCAACTCTCAGCTGTGCGGTACGGGTCCATTCAGCCTCTCAAACGCGTTCTCGTCAGAATTTAAAGCCGTACTACGATTGGATTCCGTCTCGCGCCACGCCTGGATTTGGTGCCACGACCGCTTTCGCAATCGCGGCAACGGCTGCGCTTGCGGCGCCTCCGGAAACTCCACCGGCGGAAATCCCGCCGAGCCCAGCAGCGAATTCATCAGCGCGCGATTCTCCGCGCGCAGCCGCGCCACGTCTGCCTCCAACAGTCCGATATATTTCGTCTGCAGAACTTTCTGCAACCAATTCAACATGCGGCACCAGTGGCACAGGATTTATCCTGTGCGCGTTCGCGTTTTCGGGCTCGGTGTTGGCACAGACTGAAGTCTGTGCTACCAGCGACGTCGCGGAATGGGCTTCGGGCGAAAGAATTTCTTTGCCTCGGCTTCCAGGCGCTGATAATGAATCGCGCGCGAACTCGGATCCGTGGCGCTGACTTGCCGCGCAATCTGCTCGTCCAGAGGCATGCCCGTCACAAAGTGCGCTCCGCTCCCTGCGCGATTTAGGGGCGGGGGTTGCCCCGCCCTGGACAGCCCGAAGGCAGTCCCAACACCAGCGAGCCTTCCGCCGGAGACCAATCCATAGCGCGCGGCGTCGGCGGCATCATCGCCGTCCACTTTGCGAATATCCTCGACGCGTCGATCGTCGCGCACCAGGAGCGGCAAACAGTCAATCAGCTTCGCGCAATTGTCGGTGATGACCCAGGCGTCGGATTCAAGCATCTGGTACATCAGCTGCCAGCCGCCAATGCGGTCGTCGTCGGCCGGCGTCGGCCGCGGCAAGCCGTTGGTGACTAGCACATCGCCGAGCTGCTCCGCGATGGAGGCCTCCGAGGTGCGATGCGCGAACGCATCCGGTGAAAGAAACACTTCACTGATCGCCTCGCGGCCGCTGCGCTCGGCGATGGCCTGCGCCAGCATGCGCGGCGAAAGCCCGTTCTGCACGAATTCGCGGTAGGTCACAATGCGACAGTTTTCCGTTTTCAGTTCACAGTTGTCAGTAAGAGTGTCTGAATAAGGGCCGTAAACAGTTCTTCCGCCCG